TGGTATGCAACAGAGGATGGCAAGACTACATCTGTCGCACACTGGTTAGAGGAAGATGACTTCCGTAAGAATGGTGGAGTAATGAACCACGAAATGGTGGATGGTATCAGCAAGCGTAAGAAACCTTTCACTGTAGACTACACAGGTTTTGGATGGGTGCTCATTAAAAATGGAGTCTTTGAGGAACTTCCATATCCTTGGTTTGCTCCTAAGATGCAAGTCTTTGAGTCTGGTAGTGTACAAGACATGTGTGGAGAGGACGTATCGTTCTGTCTAGATGCCAAAGAGAAGGGTTATGAAATCTGGTGCGATCCTCGTATTAGAGTCGGTCACGAAAAAACTCGTATCATATAAAGCAATGAACGAAGAACAGCAGTTATCTATGGGGCGATCCATTAAGTGGGTCGATTCCCATATGCCTTCAAAGACATCAGAAGAACTATGGTATCTTTGTTCACATATACTTACAGAACTATCCGAGCGTGACTCGGTTCGATATCGCATACGTGCTACAGAGGCATCTCTGGCGGCGAAACTCGATTTAATTGATGAAGACTTTACACACGACTCGGAGGGTTGTTAAATGGCAAAAATGTTTAATACTAATGTTGATCATATAGAATCAAAACCGAAAAAATCTCGTCAAGGAAACGGGAAGCATACCAAATATGCAGCGACCTCTCGTAATAAAGCAGCAAAGAGAACACGAGGACAGGGTTAGGAAACTCAAATAAATATAAAGGACTCCTATGAGTCCTTTTTTTATTGGTTCTACTATTATGGAAGAAAAGAAGATGTTGCGAGAAATCGCTAATGATAAGATCACTCCTAAGAAGACTGATCGTAATGTGAATAACGACCTTTATGAAAATGATGGTCTAGATTATGATAATGATGTATACGCACCGTGCGATATATAAATATTAATTAATACTAATAAATAAAGTAAGGTTTATAATAAGTAAATGCCTTTACAGAGGGTAAGTCAAGGATTTAGGGACATTAGCATGAGTTTTCAGGCTAATCCACTTAATGGTGACCTTATAGGACTTAAGAATGAAAATGCTATAGCACGAGCATTAAGGAACATCGTTTTTACCTTACCTGGTGAGAAGTTCTTTAATGAGAACTTTGGTTCTAATGTCTCTGCTTCTCTTTTTGAGAATATTGATGATATTACTGCTTCTACTATAAAGGATGAGATATATCAATCAATTCAAAACTTTGAACCAAGAGTTGAACTGACTAGTGTTAACGTCTACCCAAACTTTGAAGAGAATGGGTTCGATATAGTGATTAAATACATTATTATAGGAACAGAAGTTCCTCCTCAAGAGTTACAATTTGTTTTAATACCAACTAGGTAAGATGCCATTAGTTAATTTCTCTAACCTTGATTTTGATCAGGTTAAAACAACACTTAAAGAATATCTTCAGTCGAATTCCAACTTCACTGACTATGATTTTGAGGGAAGTAACCTCTCAAGCATAGTTGATGTTCTGGCATATAATACTTACATCACTTCATACAATGCCAATATGGTAACGAATGAAGTTTTTATCGATAGTGCAACATTAAGAGAGAATGTAGTTAGTTTAGCAAGAAATATTGGATATTTACCTCGTTCTAGGAAGGCAGCACAAGCAACTATAAGTTTTTTCGTTGATACATCAAGTGTAACACCAACACCATCGACTATTATACTGAAAAAAGGTCCAGTTGTGGCATCTCAAGGATCTTTTGGTGGTTCATCTTATGTTTTTTCGATTTTAGACGATATTACGGTTCCTGTTGTTGATAATATTGCAACATTTAGTAATATTACTGTTCATGAAGGCACAGTTTTAACATCTAACTTCGTTTTTAGTTCAAGAAACCCAAATCAGAAGTTTATTATTCCAAATGCAGGTGTTGATACTGGATTATTGAACGTAACAGTCGAACCAAACGCAAATTCGGTAAATGTAACGCAAAAATATAATTATTCTCTTCAAGATAGTCTTCTTGATGTAAAAAATAACTCAAAAGTCTTCTATTTACAAGAAATTGAAGACGAACAATACCAAATTTTCTTCGGAGATGGTATTTTTGGTCAAAAATTAGAAGATGGTAACTTTGTAACTGTCGATTATATCATTTCTAGTGGAAGTTCGGCAAATGGAGTCAATGCTTTTGACTTTTCAGGTCGAATTGTTCACCAGGTAGCAGGTGCAGGACAAAATAGGACTGAAACACCTATTACATCAGGCATTTCTCTTGTAACATCCAACATAAAAGCAACTGGAGGTGAAAGTATTGAGTCAGTTGAGTCTGTTAAGAAGTTTGCACCTCGAATTTATGCTTCTCAGAACCGTGCATTGACCGCAAATGACTATGAGACACTAATTCCAGCAAGAATTTACCCTGAAACCGAGTCAATATCGGTTTTTGGTGGTGAAGAACTGGTTCCACCTCAGTACGGGAAGGTTTTTATCAGCATAAAACCAAGATCAGGTGACTTTTTACCTAACTTAACTAAAGATAACATCAAAAATAAGTTAAAGAAGTATGCAGTAGCAGGAATTGTCCCAGAAATCCTCGATTTAAAATACCTATACGTAGAATGTACCTCTAAGGTTTATTATAATTCCAATTTAGCACCTTCTGGAGGGGTTGTTTCTAGCATTGTTCAGCAAAATTCCACCAAATACGCTGATTCTACTGAATTAAATAAGTATGGTGCAAGGTTTAAGTACAGTAAGTTCTTAAACATGATTGATAATAGTCATGATTCTATTACTTCTAACATAACAACCATTGAAATGCGTAGGGATTTGAGGGTAGTACTCAATGCTTTTGCTGAATACTCCATTGGATTCGGTAATGAGTTCTATATTAAGAGTATGAGTGGGTATAATATCAAGTCATCTGCATTTAGAGTAACAGGAATACAGGATAATGTCTACATTTCGGACATTCCTAACACTAATAGGGTAACTGGATCACTATTTTTGTTCACTTTACCTTCTTCTAACTCTACATCACCTACAGTTGTAAGAAGAAATGTCGGTACTATTGATTATCAGAAGGGAATTATCACTATTAACCCTATAGTTGTTCAATCTGGTAAGCAAAAAGACGGTCAAAGTATCATAGAAATGTCTGCATGTCCAAAATCTAACGACGTGGTTGGATTACAGGATCTTTATTTGCAACTAGATATAAGTAACAGTACATTTGAACCCATTGTGGACCAAATTTCGTCGGGTTTAAATCCATCAGCATCTAATTATACAGTATCTTCGAGTTTTGCAAACGGTAGTTTAGTCCGTGGCGGTGGTACGACTGCTGGAACTACATTAAATACTACATCAACCACAACAGGAACAACATACTAGAACTATAACATGACAGAAAAAAGAGTTCAATTTAGTAATATTGTCCAAAATCAGCTTCCTGCATATGTTAGGGCAGATTTTCCGTTAATATCTGACTTCCTAAAGCAATATTATATTGCTCAAGAGTTTCAATCAGGTCCGATTGACCTGATTCAGAATATTGATGAGTATGTAAAGGTTGATCAAACCACAAATCTTAATGAATCTGTTGTTCTAAGTACAGATATTGATGTAGATACTACCACAATTAGTGTAGATTTAATAAAATCTGAAAGAGGGACTGATGGATTCCCTGATACTTACGGATTATTAAAGATTAATGATGAAATAATAACTTATACTTCAAAAACTGATAATTCATTTGTTGGATGTGTTAGAGGATTTGCTGGTACAACTGATTATAAGAGTGAATCAAATCCAGATTCTTTAGTTTTTCAGACATCTGATGCAGCAACTCATACTAAAGGTTCTAATATTGTCAATTTAAGTTGTTTATTTCTTAAGCAATTTTTATTAAAGAGCAAATATCAATTATTACCAGGATTTGAAGGAAGAGCATTAAACGTAGATTTAGACCAAAATATTTTTATTAAACAGGCAAAAGATTTTTACTTAAGTAAGGGTACAGACAGATCTTTTGAGATTTTATTCAAGGCACTTTACAATGAAGATGTTAATGTAATTAAACCAAAAGACAGGTTATTTACACCATCTAATGCAGAGTATAGAATTACGAAGGACATAGTTGTAGAACCTGTTACAGGCGATCCTAGTGACCTTACAGAGGCAACCCTGTACCAAGATGCATATTCTGATACAATTGAAAAAGCATATGCTCCAATCACTTCAGTTGAACAAATCAGTGCTGGTGCTGGTCAAACGTTCTATAAACTTAGTATAGATAGCGGTTACAATAGAGATGTGAGAGTAGATGGCTCCATATATGGAACATTTGCTGTAAATCCAAAAACACAAATAATAGGGAAGGTATCTGTAGGAACTACAGTATTTGATGTAGATTCAACTATTAGTTTTCCAAATAGCGGTGAATTATATGTAACTTATGAAGATGAGAATGTTGGTGTTGTTTCTTATACATCTAAATCCATAACTCAGTTTTATGGTCTTACTAATGTTAATGGAACAATATTAGATGGAACTGTTGTTGGAATTAATACTTATGCATATGGAACTTCAGGAGTAGATGGATCAACTGTTAAGGTTAGAATTACATCTATACTAGAAAATTGCTCTTATCCTGATAACACTCTAGGACAAACTAAAAATTCAGTTGGAAAAATTAATACTTTAGGTTGTAGAAACAATTCTTTCAAATATACCGATTGGATTTACAACGTAGCACCGATTTATCAAATTAAAAGTTTTGAATTAATTGATGTATCGAATTTCACTTACAATGTTACATTAGACACTGATCATTATTTTAATATTGGAGATTCTGCTCAAATTATCACTTCAGGTGCAGAACTTGCAGAATCAATGACAACTAAAATTGTCAGCATCAATTCTGCAACATCTTTTAGTATTCAGGGACAGGGACAACTTCCTACTCAAGATACTTATAAAATTAAAAGACTAATATTACGTTGTATATCAAATTCCTTCCCAGAAGCTTCAATTTATTCGACAAACGTTCAAAACGTCTATAAAGATTCTGATAATTTATTAGTTGCATCTCCTTCTATACCTTCTTACCCTTCTCAACCAATTAATGCGTCTAACAGGGCAATTTCTTTCAAGGGAACCTTTGCTGGCGATGAATTTAACATCACCGATTTATCTGATGGTACAATTATTGACGATCATGGTTTCTATACTGGAGATGAAGTATATTACACTCCAGAAATAGTAAGTACAACTACAATTAGTCCTATTACAGGTCAGGCAGGTATTACTACTGCTATTAATTACTTACTTCCAAAAGAAGGTCTTTATTTTATAAAGAGAATAGATTCTAGAATAGTTCAATTTGCAGTAAGTACTTCTGACATCTATAATGGTAAGTTTATTAGCGTTCCTTCTACCACAGTAACGAATCAGGTAATAGAACCTTACAAGTTTAAGAATAAAACGTTAGAATCTCAAAAATTATTAAGAGAAATTTCTAATCCTGAAAATGGAGGCACTAAAACCAAAACTGAAGCAGGATTTACTGGTATTTTAATTAATGGAGTTGAAATCTTAAATTACAAATCTCCCGATATTATTCGATATGGTAAAATTGAAGAAATTGAGGTTTTAGCAGAAGGATCTGAATATGATTTAATTAATATACCCACTGTAAACATTACTGATGCAGTTGGTACAGGTGCAACAGGATATTTGGGTGTTTCTGGAAACTTAAAAGAACTTAGAATAAAAGACGCTGGTTATAACTATGCAAAAGCACCAACAGTAACTATTACAGGTGGTGGCGGTGATGGTGCTAAGGCTACCGCAAAAATGAAGTTGGTTAATAACGAACCATCATTCGTTGCTCAAGTTATTGAGGGTGTTGTTAATGTTGGATTGGGTGCAACTAACTCTACTATTGGGTTTAGTACTTTCCATAGATTTAATAATGCAGAAAAAGTAGTTTATGTTTCAAATGGTCAAAAATCTGTTACTGGATTAAGTACAAATAACGTATATTATGCTGGATTAAAGAGTTCAACCAAAATTGCATTACATACAACTGAAGAAGATGCGATTGTCGGTGTTAACACTGTTACTTTGAGTGACTATGGTGTTGGTACTCAATTTATCAAGTCTTATGAGAAAAAATTA